TACAATGAAACAGCATATAAAGATGAAAAATCGACACTGATATTAGATGAAAATAAGGCATATAAACTGCTTGACACGACTTGTATACCACCCGTCGACGAGACGTCGACACAGGATAGGTTAGGTAAGGATAGTATAGGTAAGGATAGTATAAATAATAATATACCTGTTTCGGAAACTGAATCTGCAAAAGCCAGCAAACATAAATATGGAGAATATAATAACGTATTGCTGAAAGATGAAGAATTGCAGAAATTACAGAAAGACTATCAAAACTGGGAAGAGCTTATAAAATATCTTGACGAGTACATTGAAATGAAAGGATATAAAGCAAAATCGCATTACTTATGCATAAAAAAATGGGTTGTAAATGCCGTAAAAGAAGACAATTTAAAAAAATCGAAAAAAAATACGAATAAAGTGGAGGATTTCTAAATGACAAAAGAGGAATTTAAACAAGGGATTTATATAATACAACAAAATTACAATACAAAATTTGAAGTTTCAAAATTGAAATTATACTATGAAAATCTAAAAGATGTGAACTATAACACATATATAAGCAACATAAAAGAACATATAAAAACAAATCCATACATACCAAATGTTGCACAGTTAAGAGGAGCAGAGCAAAGAAAACAATTTACTGACTACGACCAACGAGAATATGAAAATATAGATTTTAACAAATTTTATGCAAATTAAAGGAGTGTGAAAAATAATGAAAGCAAACCAAAAACAAAGAATACTAGATTACATAAAGCAATATAGTAAAACTACTAGCAATAGCATTTAGTGCACTAGTATTTGGTTGGTTTATAGGTACTATAGTAGTTTTAAAAATGAGTTGTGGTGGATAAGAGAGGGGGAAAACAAGACATGAAAATATATTATGGAAGTAAAGCAAACGGAAAAACAATGAAAGCAATCCAGTTATCAGTAGAAAAACAAATGCCAATAGTTTGCATTAATTACGAACATAAAAAAGATATAGAGCACAAAGCTTACCAAATTGGAATAAAAGAGAAAATGCCAGAACCTATA